TCACCTTGCAGCATGGCATCAATAGAACCGGTTGCACCTGCGTCCACATTTCCGATGAAAATCTCCTGTTTTTTGATTCCATTGCCTTCAAATCTGGCTTTTGCATTATACAGTTTAATTCTTCCCAGATTATAAAGACTGCACATAACATTTGCCTCGCCGCCGACCTCAATGGTCTGAGGGCTGATTTCAAATTCGCTGAATTCGAACCTTGCGTCCTGTTTTACCGGAATAGAGATCGATGAGGAAGACTCAATCTGAGTTGCCTGTGAACCTTCGTACTTCATGCTCAAATTAATGCTGTAAGGCTTCTGCAGCAGATTCGCTTTCGCATTCAATGTAATAGAAATATCTGCGGTACCGTCAGCTTTAATTCCATCAAGATAAATAGAATTCGAACCGGAAGTTGGCAGAAATGCCGGCGCACTTGTCTGCTCATCACTACCTTCCGTCGGAGCTTGCAGCTCAAACAACATATTCTGGACTTTTGTTTTCTTCGATGTATTTTTCAAATGAATCGTCAGTGTAAAATCACTTCCTGCATGCACCTCTGCCGGATTGGTATCAAACCCTGTTACGATAACTCTCGGTACAGATCCATCGGAACTGCTTCCACTGCTTCCACTGCCGCCACCACTGTAGACTGCCGGCTCGTCATTGCCAACAGAAGCTGTCATAGCACCTCCATCAGCAGAACCACTTCCCGAACCGCTGCCATTTCCTGCATCACCTTGGTTTTGAGAATTATCTCCCGGTGTCGGTTCTGGCGTTACAGTTTCATTTTTTGCGTAAACAAATATTGAATCTGTTACAATTGCACCGTCGATGCCTTGCACATACACGGAAAATGGAATCGTATAACTATTTCTCTTTGCTCCCTCTCGTCTTGTAAAATCAAAGGAAACACTTTTAGACTCACCATCTGCAACACTGTCTATTTTCTCAGAGTACTGTTTCCAGTCTTTTTCAAATGGCCAGTCACCTGCTTTTTTCTTGCTCATATCCGGCGCCACTTCTACATTGTTCAATTTCTGCCCACTATTATTAGTTATTTGTACTGTAAGTGTTTTTGTCTCCCCGGCTTCAAACGTCTGATTATCCCCAACTAAAGATACTTTAACTTTCGGCTTTTCTGCCGGCTTTTCTGCCGGCTTTTCTGCCGCCTCTGCTTTCACCGCCAGCCCCGGTAATATCATCGCAGCAATCAAAAGTGCCGCTACAATGACTGCCATTACTCTCCTTGATTTTGTCATTTTCCTGTTCCTCCTTACTACTCCCATTCTTTCTATCTTTTTAAATACTCTGTATCTTGTGGATTCATATTTCCCGAAATCGCTTTATCTCTATCTTCTGTATGTTCAGTTCCTGACCGATGATCTTCTATCTTGATGATCTTACCGTCACTGATATGGAACACTCTGTCCGCATAGGTCGCGAGATGATTATCGTGAGTTACCATAACTAATGTTTTCTTCTGCTGCCTTACTACCTGCTGCATCAGTTTCATGACCTCTTCCGATGTGTGGGAATCCAGATTTCCCGTTGGTTCATCCGCAAAAATAATCTTCGGATCTACCACAAGCGCTCTCGCTACACCGACTCGCTGCTGCTGTCCGCCAGACATCTGGTTTGGCATATGTTTCTTATGTTTTCCAAGATTTACAAGATCCAGCATCTTATCCGCTTTTTTTAATCTTACATCTTTCGGGACTCCGCGAAAGCTCAACGGCAGAGCTACATTTTCCACCGCATTCATAGTCCCCAGCAGGTGGAAAGATTGAAAGATAAATCCTACATTGTCCCGCCGGAACTTTACCAGCTCTTCTTCATTCTTCTTTTCAATATGCTCGCCGCTAATGATGACCTCGCCTTTTGTCGGTTTTTCAAGCCCTGCCAGCATATTCAGAAGGGTCGATTTACCAGATCCTGATGTTCCGACAATCGCGCAGAACTCGCCCTTATAAATATTAAAGTCTACGCCATCTAAGGCACGCACGACTTCATCACCCACGCGGTAGAGTTTATACAGATTCTTTACCTCTATGACTTTTTCCATATACCCTCCCTCTTGGTTTATGTTTAATTCCTTTATATACATTGTTATACAGATTTTCTCAATTATATATTACATACGTTCATTAAAACATAAAAAAAGAAATACTTCCGGTAGAAATTATGAAGTATTTTTTAAGATTTTTGACATCATAATAAATTCTACATTATTCAGAACCCACGTATTTACGGGTTTTTTGAGATTTCGGCTAAAATCTCGTGTCGCTAACGTGTCGCTAACCGTTTAAATTTATTTGTTTTTATTTGTGTCAGTTTATACTTATTTATGACAGCTTATCCTACATACTTTTTACCGGAATAGTATGCTGCAATCCAACCACTCGGTGTACGAATCCAAACATCATCGCCAATTCTTTTTGCTTCCTTGCATGTCACTCTTGTACCTTTCTTGAGTGTGCCGTTGCTGTAAGCATGTTCTCTGGCATTGACTGTCAGTTGCTTACGTGACTTGGTTGCATATCCTGTCCCCGGACCGGTACGTACTCTCAGATGATCAGCCAGAAGAGTATATACTGTGCCCACTTGATAGGACGGTCCACTTGGTGCTGGTGTAGGTGCCGGTGCTGGAGTCGGCGCTGATGCAGTTGCTCCCGCAATCTCCGTGAACGGAAAATTCGTGCCCGGGCAATTGGTAGAGCACACATCTCTGTGCGCCTGGACCTTACTGAATCCATACTTGCCTTTCAGGTAGCCTAACAACTCTCGGCCGGCGTTGATCTGTGCCTGTGGCATGGTCTCCGTCATGTAAGACCCCTCAAAGCAGATTCCGATACTATCCGAGTTGCTGCCTTTGGCATGAGCTCCCACTGCCCACTCTGGCCGGAGTCTGTAGATGGATCCATCCTTGCGGACCAGGAAGTGATAGCCTGCACCGGACCATCCATTTTGTTTGTGCCAGCGGTGAATGTCTTCTGCAGTACACTTAGAAGCTTCCGCATGATGCAGTATTGCTCTCTTGGTTGATTTACGTGTGGATAATGCTCCAAATTCAAGGTTTGTTTCAATAATGTTCATACTCTTCTCCTTTCGCACACGTATTTTTAATCATATTGTATAATTTCTTTTCAAGTACAGAGTACCCATCTTAGAATTCGGCATAATATATCTCGATTTTGGGCATGAAAAAAAGAGGCATTAACTATTAATCAATCCTCTCTTTTTACTTATACTTCTGCAATTCTGTATAAACTCTCAAATTTACTTGAATCTTTTATCTCAGAAGAAACTACATATGTATGTTCCTTGCAAAACTTGTCTTTACACTGCATTGCAAAACTTAGTTTTAAATTTTCTCCTGATAGGTTATCATTTGCAAACTCTATTGTGTTTTCGGTTCTTCCAAGCATTTCTGTTCTTTTTAATATTGGTCTATTTGATTTGTAAACTTGATTATCTTCTGAATTCTTAACTATAAACTCACTAACTACCAAGTCATACGCTACATTATCCGATAAATTTAAAATGGTTAAATTTAAATTTCCCCAATTACCACAACAAAAAGAATTCTTAATTCTAAATAATGGCATGTCCTTCTCATATGCCATTTTCTCCAGTAGTGCTTGCTTTGCATCAGATTCTTTCTTAATTTCATAGTTTTGGTACAATGCAAGCATACTTAATGATGCAGTACTTAAAAAGCTCAATACTCCTCCATAATATGCTAATACATCACTAGCTTTCCACTCCGGTTCTAAAAATCCACACGGTGCTGGAATTTTAAAACATATGTTTATAATTGCCGGAATTCCAAATACAATACTCAGCGTGCTTAAAATTACAATAATAATTGCTCTTTTATGATGTCCTTTGATCCATTCAAAGAAATGATTCAATACAGTTCACTCTCCTTCCACCGTCATTATACAGCAGAAGGAGAAGTCTGCCAATGATTAGTTAATCAGATCCATAAGCCCCCTGAAGCCCCCTTATTTAGTTAATTAGTGCACCCTTTAGTTGAGTGGTTCCCAAGTCACCGAACCGTCTGCATTGAATATTATTTTTTTATTTCCGCAGAATACAACCTCAGTAACATTTCTGTTACCAATGATAACTTGATCTGATTTTGTCGTTTTAACCCCAGATCCCAACGCTGTCGCATTGTGAGTTCCATTTGCAAATTCCGTGTTATCACCTACACACACATTGTTATACCCAGTAGGTCTTCCCAAAGCGTTGAATCCTATCATTACATTGTTGTATGCAGACGTAAATCTGTATCCTGCTTGATGACCTATAAGAGTGTTTCCGTTTCCAGTTGCATTAATTCCTGCATTCGCTCCAACAGCAACATTATGCTGACTTTGAGATTCCGCTGTTCCTCTATACGCATACGCACCGATTGCAATGTTGTTCGCGTGGTATTCTCCGTCATACATTGCCGATTTACCCATAGCAACACAATCATCAGCCGCTTTTACTGCAAGCATCGAATCACAACCAAATGACACATTATTTTCGCCTTTCTCCATCTGAGACATTGAGAAAGTACCAATTCCAATGTTTCTATGACCACCTTTCAATGCAGCCATAGAATTGTTTCCAATCGCAACGCTTCTTGTACCTCCTATTGCCCTTGTAAAAGCGTTATGACCCAAAACCACATTCCAAAAGCCATAGTTCTCCGCATTGTCTGGTGATAATGTTTCAAGGTTTTCAAGTGTGACGGTTGTTGTGCCTTCTCCTATTTTTCTGACCTTTACATTGGATATTGTGTATTCCGTGTTATCTTTCACGCTGTTGAAAAATAAAGTTTTAGAGCCATCACTGTTTACAAGCGGAATGGTAAGATGTGTATTGCCTTTATAAGTGTATACTTTGTAATCATTTTCAAATCCGACACGAACAGCTTCGCCATCTGTATAAGAACAATTAAATTCAACTAAATAATTACCCGCCGAGAAAAGTGCGTTATAAAGTTGTATTATGCCTCCGCCTGTTGGCAAATGCGTAAAACCGCTTTCAACATCTCCTGTAAATCCACTTAAAGTAACTACAGAATCCGTAGCATAATTGTCACCAACATTGACATCAAGATACGAGACCTTTCTGATGAATTTTGTGTTTTTCTGTTCTTCTTCCTCGTAAAGATGCATCGTCATACTTGTTGTTGTTGACTGCACAATCATTTTAACGCAGTTTTCTGGAACAGTAAGAATCTCTTTATTGTATACATGAGAAGTTCCCGTACCAAGCAGTTCATATCCAATTTTTTGATTTGAATTGTTGTAATAAATAACACCTGCAATTAGAGCGGATTGTGTTTCTGTTGTTAGTTTATACGTCTTGTTTGGAACTATATTGTCAATTATCGCATATTGTCTGCCTGTTGTCGATTTGAAAGTTCCGTCAAGATAATAATAATATCCATCCGTTTGAACGGTAATACTTATCTCTTTATCAACGACTGCTTTGGAAAACAAACTGTTGTCTAAATCTTCTAAATCTTCCTTTATTGAACCAATATCCTTTTTATTGATCGCAACCTGCTCCCGATCGGCTGTGAACTCTTCCGCCACTGCCTGCATCTTACCCAACTGTTCACTTCCGGCGTTCTGAATGTCTTGGACTGCTTTCTCGCCGGAAGCGGTAATGTCTTCATTGAGCTGTGTCCCGGTCTCAATCTTCTCACCCAGAGAAGTGTCCAATGTACCCGCTTGCTTCACAGTCGCGCTCAGAGTCTCCTGCATCTCACTGGCAGTCTTCGCGGATCCGTCCAGAGCTGTCTTGGCTTCACCAGCTTTCTGTGTGGACATATCCAACTCTGTCTTTGCAGTTCCCGCCAGCTCCACCGACTTGTCCAGCGCTGTCTTAGAAGTACCGGCTGTCTCAATAGAATGTTCAAGTTCTTCTTTGGAAACACCAGCATCTGCAATCGTCTGTTTAAGCTCTCCCTTGGACTCTACAGTCTGATTCTGAATCCGCTGAATCTCGTCATCAGTGTGAGTAGTAATCTTCCCTACAGAAGTCTCTTCCTGCTCCTGGACAGCTTCGATTGCTTCCTGCTTTTTCTCTCCGACTTTCCTAAGTGCATCTTCCTTGGTCTTTTCCGCTGTGGCTGCGCTCTCACTTGCACTGGTAGCATATTTACTGGCTTCTGTCGCACTTGCCTTGGCGTTCTGCTCTGCCTGCTCCGCCCGATCTGCTGCAGCATTAACTGCCTTAACTGTCTCCCTGAACAGCTCCGGCTCTTCCGGTGTCCCTGGGACTTCCGGCTTGGAGCGTGCTTTCACAGGAATATCAATTTTACATACCGTCTCTCCCGATGTTCCGTCCTCAAGATAGATGTATGCATACACAGTATAATCAGTTTTGCTGTCGTTGTTTTCCAGAAAACTGTCTGGAATCAGTACGTCAGTTACTCCATCTTTCGTATTAGCAATTCTCGTTACGGAATCTCCATAGGTTTCATTATACGAGAAATGCACCTCTGCTACTTTTGGCAAATTTAATCCTTGAATTCTAAGTATCTGACCGTAATTATATTGATATACCTTGTGAGCTTTTCCGTAGGTCGGTGTTGATGGAACAACAATTACAATATTATCCATTAAAACCTCCTGTTAATTTGCTTCATCTAATTTTTTTGTGGAAATATAACTTCTGATTCCATCAATATGCTTCTTAAGTTCTTCATCTACTGCAAAAAATGATTTTTTGTTATTATCAGATTTCAAATTCCCCTCTTCATCAACTACATCAAAAGTAAATGACACTCTGTCTGACCCATTTATATTCAGCACTGTAAATCCACTAAGAATTTTCATTTAAAATCTCCTCCTGTTTATTCAGATATGCACGGTTATCAGCTTCGAGAATATGTTCCACGCTTACAGGCCCTTCCTCTTTTTCAAAGCTGAATTCCTCCATTTTCTCGTACTCATAATCTCTCTGTTTTACTTTGATTTCCCATGCAAATTTTAAGTTCTCTGTTCCTTTTACTATAAAGTATGTTTCATGCTTTTCTTGTACCCAAATATCTCCCTTTCCCTCTTTTTGAAGAAAAACTTGATATTCTATATTGGTGGATACGGTTTCTTGGAAAATATCATTTATATCGATGATAGCCTCGCCGTTTTCGTCCGTGACAGCTTCACCAATATCTCCAAACATAGGAGACGGCATTTCATAACAGTATAATAATCTGTCTGAATAATTAATCGTTTCTACAAGTCTTGATTTTGTTTGTCTGCTCCAAACCCGTTCAAACATACCACCAGTTGTAGGATTTATAAATGTTGCATCCTTTCCACTTCCTGGTTCAAAATATATTTGATCTGGCGAAATACTCAACTTCTGAGTACCATCCATAGTGGATGCGTCTAGTCCACCTTTCATTGTTAGACTTGTACCTTTTAATGTTGTTGTTCTTTCACTGGTATATGAGTTATAAACAGTAAGTGTACCATCATTAATTTCGACATAACTTTTTTTATCTCCGGTCTTAACCGTACCTTTTCCAATCAAATTCAGCGTGGAGTTTTCCCCATATGTCCAAAAATTACTTGTTTTCAAAAATGAATTAACCCACGTTCCAACTTCAGCGCCATCTCCATCTAACACTCGCAACATTCCATATTTATTATTTTTTCCACCTAATGTCAGTGTTCCAGATCTTATATAATCCGCACTGATTCCTACAGTGTACAACATCTTTGCTATCAATTCTCCAGTTAGTACAAAGCCATAAGGATATGTCTCTCCGCCATCATTAGAAATTCCAATAGCGTCTGATGTGATTTTTATGATATTCTTTGACTCTGCAATAGTTGGCTTGTCGTGAATGTAGGTAATCGTGCTGCCATCTTCCTGCTCTTCATTCGTCTCATACATTCCAGATGTATTTTTAAGAGATTTTCCAAGTTCTTCGATAGCAGCCTCCCACTGTGTTTTGTTGTTGGACAAATCCTTTTTTACGTTCTGGTACATTTCTGCGGAATTGCTATAATATTTTCCTTTCTGTCTCTCCGGGTCATTTACATTGCATTGAAAATTGCTCATTCCAAGATATGTAAATTCGTGAGAAGTAATAAAAGAACGGTATACCTTGTCTTTCCGGTCTACAATGCATATTAAATCCATAAATTCAACTGTAGGATTCGGAAAGAACTCTCCGCTAAACCGTCTGATTGTAACTCCGACAAGAGATTCACCCATCATTTTTACAGATTCTTCCTCTTGTCCTTTTATAAGTGGATTTTCTATTTTAATGGTATAGTCGTCTGTACCATACAAAATCTCAATATCTTCGTTTTCTTTCTTTACTGTCGTAGAGATTCCGGTAATTGTTACATCATCGGTTCCTATATCTGGTGACGAGATATAATCATTTACAATATGATATCCGGCTCCCTCGACCAAATCTGACGGTGTGATGTCGTCACTCATATTACTGTACGACGAAAAATCATAGCTTTTTATCGCAAGTTTTCCGTTATCCATTACTGCATTTCCGACAGCAAGCATCGCTATGTAACCGATTATCTTTCTGGCCGTAGTTTTCTCAGGCGCGGTTGTAATGGAATAATCGTAATTATTAAATAACGGTGTGCCTAATAATATTCCACATTTCGTACACACTTCATCAAGGAGCTGCCTTGCAGTAACAGGGAACTCAAGTCCTGACTCAAATTCCCTGTCTGTCTTATACATATCATCATATCCAGTGAGCTCGATAGTATCTCCGGCAGCGATTGGAGATAAAACAGTATAGACACCATCATATATTCTTTCAATTTTACTATCGCTTATATCTGCTTCTGTGTATAACGCAATCTGAGCGTAATAGAAATCATATTTCGTAAATCTTTCATCTGAATTTTCGAGTAATAGTGTAACTGTTTTTGAAAGTGCAACTCCAAGAGGAAATCCACTTCCACCATCTTCTGTCTTATTGCTTCCGGTTATGTAGAAATCCTTTTCTGATGTTAATATCAACTCTTCTCCAGTCGATAATGTTACTTTTGCATAACAAAAAAAAGGACCTCCCTTTTTTATCACATTTTTATATAATGCGCTGACATTTTTCATTGTTTTACCTCTATGATGGATTGATAGCTGTAATTTGGAAAGACAACTCACTGCATCGTTCATCGCCCTCCCTGAGAGAATAATATCCTGTTTTGATATTTGCTACATAAAAGGGCGATGTCTCCCAAACACATGTGTCCGTATTGAAATGATGAAACAGTACAGAAGCTTTTCCTTTTACTTCTTTTTTTATCCTTGAAACATCTCTCGCCAATATATTTGTCCACTTCAAATCATAAGATTCCACAGAGAAAAGTGGTGTATTATTCATCACTCCTCTCTGTGTTCTACCAGATGATTCCGTGGAGGTTGTGGATGTAGATTCCGTATATCCATCTTCATCTGGATCTGGTGGAGTATAATTATTAAACATAATATGATCCTGCATACCACACCTCCTATGCTAATTCAAACGGGTTCGTCCCCGTGCTTGTCTGTCTGATTTTTGCTTCCTCAAGTACAAGGTCGAAGAGTGTTCTTCGTCCAACTTGTGCCTGTACTTTGTAGGTTGTATTTCCTTTGTTTCCGCTTTCCTCACGCACAATCTTTCTAATTAGGCTTTCTGGTGCCTCGATGTTATTCCCTGACTTCTGGTCTCCGAGGACAGCCATAAACTCCTTATTCGGCGGAATAACTCCTCCCTGTGCAAGATACGGAATCCGTGCAGTTCCCACTGATGAAATGTGCACGCTTTTTCCACCAATTCCAGGAACCCATGATGGAACTTTGATTCTGTTCAACATTCTAATAGCTTTATTTACTCCGGTCGATACCGCAGATAACATAGCATTAATTTTGCTGATCACATTGTTAATCGGCTGTTTTATTGCTGATGCAATTCCACTCCACAGTCCTTTAAATGTGTTTATGATTCCCTGCCATGCCTGGCTCCAATTTCCAGTAAATACACCCTGTAAAAATGTAATGATTCCATTCAATGTCTGTCTAACAGAATTCATGGCATTCTTTACATTTGCCAGAAATCCATTCAAATAATTTCCTAGATATCCAAATGATACAGACCAATCCTTTGTCCATATATTTTTCAGAAATTGTGTCAGTGGCGTTAATATGCCGTTCTGAATAAATTTAAAGATTGCAGAAACATTATTTGCACTTGCCTGTATCATTTTCTCAATTCCATCTTTTACTTTTGAAATATCCCCCTGGAATATTCCAGTTAAAAATGTAAGGAATCCGTTCAAGCTAAGCAGGCAACCAGACGTCAATTCCTCCACCATTTTCAGTAAAGCATCAAGAATCGGTTTTATGATTGGTAGTATCTTATCATTTATAAAATTTACTACTGCAGTAATCAGCTCAAACAGCTGTGCAATGGTATCAATTAATTCTGGCAATCCATTCTCGATACACCATTTTAATAATGGAAGTACAATATTCTTATACAGCCATTCAAGCGTATTTCCGATAGCCTGTATCAGTGGCTGTAACTTGCTTGTCAGATTTGCAATAGCTTCTAACAGCGGATAGAAATCAAGGTTTTTCGACCATCTCTCCGTATCGTCTGCAATCTTTTTAATCCAATCTAAAACTGCTTGGACTGCATTGGCAATATTCTGTATAATCCTTGTACCAACTTCATTTTTATTCCATGCTTCATTAAGTTTGGTGGCAATATTTCCGATAATTTTAAATAGATCCTGTGCAATCTGTAACATGGTAACAAGCATCTTTTCGCCTGTTCCGTTTGTCCAGACCTCAAGCATGCTCTGACCGACACTCTTTGCCAGTTCTCCCAAACTTGAAAATGCATACTTGGCAGCATCAATGGTATTCTTGCCCTCACGCTCCCATGCTTTCTTGAAAGGCTCAAAGATTTTATCCAGTATATCTTTAAACTTTTCAAATTTGGCAGTATCTCCAATCGCCTCTTCAACGAACATTGGTCCTGAAGAACCGCTACCACCACCAGAACCGGAACCGGAACCACCATTACCACTCGAATCCTTTTTCGATTCAAGCCGGTTAATATCATCAAGAGGTGATAGGTATGCTTCTGCAGCATCGGCCGCGTCTTGCGTAGACTTAGCTGTGTCTTTGGCACTCTTCGATGTTTTGTCCAAACTCGCAGCATAGTCCTTTTGAACGGATAGCGCTTTGGTATATGTGTTCTTTCCGCTTAAAAATGAAAAGAACATACTCACGTAATTAGCTGCTGTCGCAAGCATATCTATAAATTTAGACAGGATAGGTGCAACAACACTAAGGATTGGAGAAAATGCAGAAGCTAAAGCATTCTGAAGCCTTGCCAGGCTACTCCATAACATAGAGATATTGGCATTTGTGCCGGTAGACTCCTTTGCCAGATTTTGAAATCCGGATACAATCCAACGCATTGCAGCTTGAATTGCTTGGAATGCAAAACCTAAAAGAAGTGAGTTCTTTAACATCTGACCAAATCCAAGACGTGCGTATCTGGCAGATTTATCTGTATCTTTTAAAGATTTTGATAAACGTTTGCTAGAATTACTAGCCTTATTCTGTGCGCTATCAGTTTTTTGCAGTGTGCTCTTATATTTATCAACGCTCCCTTTGATTGATCCATAGGACGTACGGAGCTTATTGTTCATGTTGGCGAGCTTACGCTCTTCTGAAGCCAGTCGCTCCATGTCAGCAGCTGCCGCTTTTGTAGATGTTCCAAGCGTAAAAGCTCTACCAGTAGCCTCTAACTCTCGTAGCTCACCCTCTGCATAGCGAATTGTATTAGCAAGTTGGTCTATGTCGTACTGTTGCTTTTTGTATGTATTAGACCCCTGTTTACCACCGTTGGCTATAAATCGTTCCTGTGCCTCTGTTAAACGATTCATGTCGCGTGTAGCTTTTTCAATCTGAATTTGTACCTCGTGATATTCTTGAGTTGGAATACGCTGACTTGCATATTCCGAAACTTTCTGCTTTAACCGTTCAACTTTCTGCTCCTGTGCAGCGTACTCTTGATTGAGTTTTACAAAAGCATCAACCTGTCGATTAATTGCAGTCTTAGCTTTCACGCTGTAATCATTGATACTATCAGACATTCTACGGACCGCAGCTTCAATTTCTTTGCTTCCGGCTTTCATACCATCAGCACGAAGTTCTGTATCAATAATAATTTCGCCGTCTGCCTGTGGCATAATGACCACCTTTCTACCGCCAACTATTTGCGGTTATGTAACTGCCACTTATGGCAGCCAGTTATTTATTAAGTCCAAAAAGTTCACGAAGCTCCGCCATTTCTTCTTCGCTTCGTTCACTAACCTTATTTTTCAAGTCAATTAGATTCCTGTTATTTTTATAGAAATCCTGTTCCCACTTGTCCAACTTTTCGCTCTTACGCTTTTTCTCACGAATGGAAATCACGGTAGCATAAGTGCTTTGCCCAATCTCCATATACAACCCCATAAATGTCCACCAGTGCATATATTTCTCTGCACGAATCTCAGAGCCATACACTTTATTTACTGCCGGGACAATAAGAGGTGCGTCTTGCTGCCAATCCATAATTTTCGGTTTTGGCTTGTTGTCAATTCCACAGTCAATGAAATCGCATGCTTTCTCTGCTGCTTCTTTCCAATCGCTACTTGGAATCTCATAGAAATCTTCATACAGGATTTGAAGCATTGTCATGATCTGCTCCTGCTTCTTTTCCTCTTCCGTCATACCCGGCTCATATATATCCGGGTCATTCATAGCAGAAAGAATATCCAACACTACACGGTAATCCGTTCGTATTGCATATTCTTTACCACCGACATTCAAAGAAACAGGAAGCTCCCAGGAACTCATTAATTATGGTACTTTGCCACATATTTATTCATGCGGCGCTGTACCTTCTTAACACGCACATTCAACTCTTTGTTAATCACTTTCGCCACCGCATCAACAACATTTTCAAAATACAGCTCTCCGCTGGCAAGTGGTGAAAACGGTCCGAGGATAGAGAAAAACGACTCTTTCGCATCTGCATCAACCAGATAGGATATCTGTTCTATGATAAATTCCTCTGCTTTTCGATAAGTCAGATCATCATCCTTGCCTTCCGGGAACTGCATGCTGTCAATGTTTTTTGATACTTTCTCGTAACGCTCCACAATATTCGTATCTGATGGGCGGAACTCGAAGTTACCGAGAACTTTTCCACGTTTATTTTTGATGTTGTAGACCTTACTGCCATCATCAATAATAATATCGTTACTGTTCTCTAAATTTCTTTTTGCCAGTTTATTACTCATTTCCGTATTCCTCCTATTGCATTATGCGCTTACTGCTTTTTTGCTATCTGTGGTCTGTGGTGAAATTTCTCCAGACGTAAAAGTTGGTGATCCAGTCTTTAATGAATCAGCTGTAACATACCCCTTTGTTCTCTTGCCGTCAGTAGCAATATTGAACGGAATGTTCACCCCTTCGGTTCCACCACCATAACTCTGAGGCTTTACAATAACCTCTTCAATGTATGCAAGATGTTTTTCAGCGCTTGTATCTTCCACAATTACTTCTAACAGGAGAGTTTTGCACTCATCACCCTTTTTTCTATCCATAGCAATATCTCTAAGCTTTGGATAAAGTGGATTGTCTTTGTCTGCATAGAACGGATCTGCATCAATAGTAGGCTCATATCCATTATCCTGAGTCTTGGTCTCTCCAAGGATATTCTTCTTTGTCTCTGTATCCGGGTTAAGGTCTACAGACATCTCCTCGATATCATCACCGATAATGGCGAATTTGGCGCTTGATGTGTCTAATCCAAATGTCGTATCGAGATAATGCTTAAGTGCTTCACGGTTTAACTTCATATTCAATTCCTTCCTACCGCTAACTTTTTGCGGTTATACATTTTTGTAAAAAATGTTTCTATATTTCAATGACAGGCTGATTACCCAGTCCTGTACATTATTTTCATAGCTGTTATCCAGATAAGCGGGGGTTAATCTGGAAATTTCCTCAATTTTTCGATTGCTGGATAATTCCGGATATTCCTCCAACTGATACTTTTTGCTGCCTATCTGTATCGGCTGTTGTTCCAGCCACCTACCGATATTGTCAAGAAATTCTTTGATTTCTATCTTCACCTTATCCTTGTTCGTTCCGGTTCTATATATAATATAGAAAGGATAGTTGCATAGCTGATTCACCTTTCCAGTTACGCCTTTCTTCTCTAAGGCAATCACAGCACCGGATACCGGATAAAATGCAATACCAAAATCTTCTTTCAAATCAGAAAATGTAATTTTTTCTCCATCTTCTAATCCCGGATAAGAATTTAGTAAATCAGATAAAGCTAATGAAACGACATTATATCCATCAATATCATATTTTGTTACCTTTTTATTTTCTTCCGGCACGTCTCTTTACTCCTTTTATCCATGCTTTTCCGTGCTTTTCCTTTGCTGGCTCGAACCAATGGTCTGTAGCATTTGGATGCGCAGTCTTATCAAAATTAAGTGGTCTGTCCGTTACAATCTTTTTCGCGCCCGGTCTCGCCCACGGAGACTTTGTTACAGGGTCTATCATGACTTTTCCCATATAGAGGAATCTTCCGGTCGGCGGTGCTCCTGCTACAACTTTTCCTGTACCTTGAAGAGCTGCGCTTCTTATTTTTGATACATTTCGAAGATTACCATCCCGGAATGGCATGAATGGTTCCATATCTGTAAATACTTGCCCATCAAGCCAATACTGTGCTTCACGATACTGCTTCTCAAACCGATTGAGACTGATATTAACAGTAATATCACCTTCTACCACGGAAAAACTTGGAAAGTGAAAGATTTTACTGCTCATTTACTTACCACCTATCTCAAAATGTGGAATCACTGTATAAGGTCCTCCGATATTTGTAATCAGATATACTCCATCTTTTTCACGATTCATATAGTCATAGAATCCTCCACCCTGTCTGGACGTGTAATCTTCATCATTAATTACTGCCTCCGGATATTCGCCGGAATAGAAAAAATCTCCATTTGAAAATGTGATTTTCCCGTCACAGTCTTTCAGCTTTAGCCATTCTTTCGGTGGTACATACTCTTTATCGCAAACGAGTACCTTTCCATCTGACCTGGCGTATCTAATATGCAGGCTTACTGAATCAGCACTATCCAATCCAGTTTTTGCTACATTCGCAGTCTTATCTTCCATCAGATAACAACCAGATATAACATGAGGGTACCAGTAGACATTACCGTTTTCATTTATGTGTTTATTGAACACTGTTACTGTATTGTCATACATAGTACCCTCTCCTTAATTACATTTCTTTCCACAATGCTTACATTTCCAACAATGCTTCGTTGAGTATTCACCCGGTGCAATTTGGATTAAATCTGTATGATCATACACTGTGAATTCATGCTTGCAAAATAATCTTTTCAGCATCTTTAACATCAAAATCCCCCATATAAAAGACATATTCCATTTTTGTCAGTAACACCTTGTAAATGCTCTGTGATAATCTGACCAATCAGCTCATGCTCTGCTTTCTTGTCAACTGAAGCTTTTGTATATATGTTCCCGGAAGTATCCGTAGCATATGTAATACTCTCATTACCAGCCGACACTGATTTAACAGCTTTCTGTACCACTGTGCCATCTTCGCGAGTAATTGTGCCAACATTATTCATGGACGCTTTTCTCGCCTCGTCAATCTGATATAATGCATCTGCAATGGCACAACACGCTTTTTTAATTTTGACAAGTGACCGCTCATCATCAGTGAACATTCCTACACATCGGTCGAATGTATATTGATCTATACGGTCACTTGCGCGATCTGCATACTTATCAAAAGATTCATCCGGTATGACATCTCCATAATATTTTTCTGTGTAAAAATCATATGTTGCATATGCCATACCGAATCCTCCTAGCCTCTGGTCTTAATACGCGCAATTGGAATTGCCTTAATCGGGAAATATTTTTCTGAACCAGTTTTATTGTTCTGTGCAAGCTGCCAATTTGACCCATCTTCCAGTTCCTCTTTTGTAGGGGAAATGATGCTTCCATCTTTGAAAGAAATACCAACAGGAGACCAGCATTTACGCTGTCTGGAATACAGTGTATCTTCTCCACCGTTGACTTTTGGGTCTCTACCAATTTCATACGGTACTTTTGCGCCACAATTAGTAAACTCAATCGCTCCATTGCCGAGTGCATAAGTTGTATAAATCATTCCTGCCGGAAGAAGTACAACATAGTCACCAGCTTTTACCCCAGCTACATCACTCGCTACATCAGCTTTATTTACCTGTCCTCTTGTCGCATCGGACTCCACAACCTCAAGTGATCCTTCGTCTTTCTGTGTTGCCTTAACATATTTTGCAACTGCTTCCTCTGTCGGCATATTGTCATCAATCAATACAATCCGTCCGTTCAGCGTTCCAAGTGTTAAGTCTCTCTGAATTCCGTCCGCGTCAGTATATTTCATGTATGAAAGGAGTTTAAGGTTTTCAAGGTCTGTAGCAATCTTGGAATGGATTACCGCAAGGCTGAATTTTGACTTATTGTCTCCTAATGATTTCTGAATCGCATTGTTAAGTGTGGTTTCCTTAAATCCATAATCTGCAGTGCAAGAGACATCATAAGTATGCCCTGTTACAAAATCGCTGTTTCCTTTTCCTGTCATGGAAAAAATACCTTTCAGGATAGACAGAAGTGTACTCTGGTCCTCATCGTCCCAGTATTCTGCTACCTCTTCCGCTGCCGGAAGAAAATCCTCTCCTGTAATATCAGAAGAAAAGTCTTTCTCTGTCCATGCGCACGCACGTCCTACTACAATACGGCTGTGTGTATATGTATCTCTAGAAGTCGCATCAATGTCCGTTTTCCCATCATAATTTACACTATTTCCACCAATTCTTGCTTTGATTGGAATAGTCAGATAGTTACCGCCTGCTTGGTCTGGAAGTAGAGAAGCATATTCTGGTTTCTCTACGATAGCACCAGACTTTAAAAGTTCATTACGATTCAGATTTTCAGTGGCGTCAACATACGCTCCAAATACCTCACCGTTAAAATTTTTATTGTCAAATAATGGCATAAAAAATTCCTTTCTACCTATAAATTTTAAAAGGTGTTTAGGTTAGCGGCACCCCGTCAAAGTGCCGGTAATTATTTTGTTACATTTGCCATGTACTGGCTGATATCCAAGTCAGGATTCTCATTTTTCATCTTCATCAGTTCCGACATGGTATACCTCTGCCCCGGTTTTCCGCTTCCGGTACCAGGTTTTGTAAAGTTTGCTGCTTTACCCTTTGCCTGTTCAGCATCTTCATCCACAAATGCAGATGCATCTTTTTCTTTGATCTGAGCCAGCAAGTCATTAAGTCCAAGGATTTTTCCATCACTGAGCTTTAATCCCGCTTCTTTGATTTTTGCAGAAATAGCTTCTTTAGCTGCTTCACTGGAAAACTTGATAGATTCAAGTTCTGTTCTTAATGCGTCAGAAAAATCTCTTTCTGCAATTTTCGCATTATAATCTTCCTCAGCATCTTCCGCTTTTTTCTTCCAATCAGCTAATTCCGTCTGAATCTGCTCCGGGTCGATTCCATCAAACTTCTTTAATGTATCCTCTGCCGTGGTAGCTCTGGTAGTCATTTCCGTTAAGTCATCCTCAAGTTTTCCATTTTTCGTCTGAAGCTCTTTGATATCCTTCCCGTTCTCTTTCATAACAAACTGGATCTGCTCGTCTGATAAGCCCTGTGCCTTTAAATCTTCTGTTTTCATTTTGTTCCTCCGCTATTAGGTTATTTTAGGTGTGTAACCGACCACCAACGGTTGCCATTTTATAGGACTTGGCTGTCCAAAATAGGGATATGCGGAATCGAACCGCAGACCATTCTTGCTCTACCACTGAGCTATATCCATGCCAAGAATTTCAAATCTATGTAAGGAGGAAATATGGAAAAAATAGCAAATCAAAATACAGATTTGCATAACCGCATTGTGCGGTTAACCCCACCGGGACATTTGATTGTCCCTTTAATCAGAATTCCTCTAGTGGGAGAAAGGAGGGTGTCGATAAAAAAAATCAAGCTAATCACAACCCACAAATACATTATATCTATGGTTAATAATTAGCTTGTACCCATCTTATATGTCTTTTTTATTTCCGGTCGGAGTCAACGCTTTTATCAAATCGTCTCGCGTTTTTTTTAGACCTTCAATATTATTCCCTGTGATTTTGTTTTCAATCAGATTGAACATGCTTCGAGTTAATAGATTTATGTCTTCCCGTGTGTTACGTATACTTTTATAGTCACTATCAAGTTTTTGGTTAATATCATTGATAGAATCTTCTATATTTGAGATACGTTTTTCAATCTGATCTATTCGATTGTCCTGTTTTTCTTTCGGTGCTTTCAGTGACTTATACCACCCGGAAAGCACAGCCACTGCACCACCTACTATAGAAATAGCACCGCATATGGCTAATATCTGTGTTATAATTTCCATTCTCTATGCTCCATTCACGTCTGCATATCTTTTTGCTGCCTGAGCAGCTTTTATTGCTTCCTGCCTATTCCATTTTGCAACCTTGAGCCTGTCCGCCTGTTCTCTGAGGTCATTAGATTTACAGAATTCCCGATATCCTTTATTCTGCCTTGTCAATATAGATGCTTTTCTATCAAGTCTATTCTGCAACTCAAACTTTACTTTTTCGTCCTGGCAATTGTCTATGGCAGTCTGCAAATTCTGAATTGCTCTCTTGCTATCTCTGATTCTACGCTCATATAGGCGTTGCTTTTTCTGAGCTTCTTCGACCTTGTGATTGTCTGCCTGTGTTATCTTTTTATCTTCATACGGATTGTTTTTTCCATCGCCAGCTCCAAACGAATGCCGACAATTCACACCGCATAATCCCGTCACACTGCCATATCCAGTAGTTTTCTTGAATTCCGGATATTTCTTATCTTTTCCGGATCTCGAATAGAATCTGCCTTGCCACCACAGATGGTTACCTGGGTTCATTCCACCGTCTCCTGTACGAGCGCCAAGATGTGCAGATACAAGGATAGTGTCCCACTCCATTTCCTCCATGCGCTTCATGGATATTTCTGCAGCCACCTTTCCTATGCTTGTCCGAACAATCATAGCTGTAGCAGATTCCAAACTCATTTTATAACCACTTTTATACTCAACCTTTAAGCTATCATTTGCTAGATTATTCACTGCATCAGCCACAGCAGATGTGTAGGAAGATGCGCACGATGCTACCATGTGATATGCCTTATCCATTTCTCTCAGAAATAGCTTCTGACTTTCCTTTGCTGTAGTCCGCGTGAAGTTCTTCCACTCACCAAGCGTAACATTGTAATCTCTCTCCAATATCCTTAACAGGTCGGGCGATTGCAAAAGAGGAGCCGGAGATAATCCGGCAGCCTCATATATCGCATGATCCCACTTCAACGCCTCTATTCCGGCATCTTGGAATGCTTCCTTTATTTCTTTTTCCTGTTTTTTTGTCTTTTCAGCTATCTCTTTTTGGATATCTTCCAGAAGCAATCCAGCATCTTGCAATACCATAATTTGCCATCTATCAGTGGCAGTTAATAGATAATCATCACCACGCCCGATACGGTACATCATACGTTCTATAATCTTATCCATGATATTCCGATGCATTTCTTCTGTAATTTTTTCTGCTCCCTCTGTAATCCTGTAGAGATATTCCGGTGACAGCATTCCTATTTCCCTCTTCTTTCAGGAAGAATGTACAAAACAATAATTGTCACGCAAACAATCAATATATTCATCGTAGATGTTGCCATGCCTATTCCTCCTCTACTTCTGGAATTCCTGCCACAGATGTTAAAATGCTGGCGATACCAGCTACTACCGTCACACTGATAGCATATCTCCAGTCAATGTCATAGATCCCATTACCTACCACTACAAATCCGAGAGCTGTCTGAGCCATAGTTTTAACAGTTCTAACGCCTGTAGCTTTCAGCCATTTCACAGTGCTTACATTTGCCTTTAATACACAATTTTTGAACATTTTCATTACTCCTTTTTTCTTTATTGTCCTACATTTTTATTACATACTTGTACCCTTGCTACTCTTCATCGAACAGATTAGAATCTATTTCCTGCTCTGCCTTTGCCTCTTCTATCATTTGCTTAGCTTCGTCCTCACTCATTCCCTCGAATTTCGTGTAATACATCCATGCCGGTACATCTCCTTGTATCCTGTACTTCCACCAGTTCGCTGCATCTTCCTGGTAGTTATATGTGATGTCTCCAAAATTGTACGTAATCCCCTCTTCGAGTCTTTCCCACAGCTCCGGCGGTGTATTGCTGTATAAATCTGCCATAACATTGCAACCATATAGTAATTGATTCATGGTATCTTGGAGAGCATCACGGATATTTTTAATTGTTCGGATTGTCTCCTGGTCATCAGCTTCTACTTGTGTTGCGGTCATCATTCCGGTTTTTTCGTCTAACTGGAACATTCCCTGTGAGAATCCGCACTTAGTAGAAATCATGGCCAATATTGAATTAATATCCTTGATACGGCTGTCAGTCAATAGTGTAGACACATGCTCATGTATGGACTTATCACCATCAACACCAACGCCAAGCTCTACACCTCTGACGAATCGCGGGAGCTTCACATCATGCTCTGCAGCATACAGGATTGCCTGGTGCGGAATGAAAGTTACATGCTTACTGTCTTTAGTCTCTCCGCCTTTCCGGCTCCATGCCACGTCCAGATCTTCCAGCTCCACAATGGCATCTACCCAGATTGGTACTCCAAGCGCGCTTAAACGGTCAATTTTGTTCGGTGTTGGCATCTTAAAATATGCAAAAAGAGGCTTTTCCACATTTTCAAGATATACGTCCTCTTCCAGTCCGCTCCACTCCGGCACCTCTTCAAGAGTGCACGGTCTTCCGATAGACGAACCTATAGATGCTCCTGATCTCGCCTTGTATGCCTTATTCGTCACATGATATAACTTTCTCTCTCCGTCCTCTTCGAACCTGTGCCATTCTAGGCGAGTGTAGATATATCCACCACGCTCGACAGAAGTCTTGAAGATGCAGCCAAGTATATTCCCGTTGCTGTCCGCATTGGTCGGTGCAAAGTTACCAGGTTCTATATAATCAACATTCTCTTGATTAGGTTTGAACATAATCCCGGCATTCCCTACGCCCTCCGATACCCTGTCGTATATCTTCGCCAGTACATAATTTGCATTTTTCTGTAACAGCTCCGCTCGCGCTCCTCCGTCAATCTGTATATCCAAATCTAGTGTGACAAGTCCAGCTGTCACATTATCAATGTATCCTGCGAAGTTGATAGAACGGATATCATCATCTTTGTCCACCCATCTTGGATTACCAGATGTGATTTTATAAAAATCGTTGATTGCTATATCCATAGCATCAGACAACAATATTTCTGTGTCGAATGCATCTTTTACCTCTTTCCGAAACAAACCATTTAACACCGTCTTTATTTTTGTAAATATGCTCATTAATATCTCCACCTCAACCGATTTCTTAAAAATGTATAGCAATAATACCGTGTATCATCCATACTGTGGTCATTTTCCTTGATAACTACATCATCGTTTTTCTCCTCGTCCCAGCAATACAGACCATACTCAGCAATATTGTCCTTACAGTCCTCATGTACGCTTAACATGCCCTTATTGAGTAGCGTGGTTACTACACGAATACCGTCAAGTACGTCATTATTTGCACCGACTACATGATATTCTCCATATTTCTTAATGACTTCAATGAATGATGCTGCTGACGGGTCAACAATGATACTTTCTACCTTCCGGTTTCCTATCAGCTTTTTCAACTCTGTATAATACTGTTCGTCATCCAGTCGCTTTCCTTTTTCACGGCTGTTATAGTAATACTCCGCCTCGCGCTGGCTGTGCTGTCCGTCAAACGCCCACAGTCCGGCAGAGAATGGGTTAACTGTACCATAATCGACAGATACAATGTATTCTAGCGGTCCTGTCATATGCTCATGTGCTACATGCTTCTCCTCGTCAAACATAGAATATACAAGACCTTCTGCAACGCACCACAGACCTAATATATAGCGCTTGAAGAATACACCTATATACATGCCTCTATATCGTTCTTTCGTTTTTTCGGATAATGACAGATTATCGTCCATTGTGAAATGCAAATAAACTAAATCTTTTTCCTTGCATTTGTCAATCCAGTTGACTTTAAACCAATGGCGAGGGCTTCCCGGGTTGCAGTTGAACCAGAATTTAGAACCATCAACAGAGCATCTTGCAGTAGCCTGGTTAACAAATGATTCCGGCATCAGTGCCACCTCGTCAAAAAACATTCCAGCCAATGTGATTCCCTGTATCAGATCTTGCGAGCGTTCGTCCTTGCCTCCGAATATGTAGAAGTAGTTTGTCACTCCGTCCTTGCTTATCGCTATCATATTATCAGAGCGATGATCTATCACCTTATATCCTCGACTATATAGCATCATTTTGAGCCAAAACAAAACGTTTCTTCGGAATGATCCAATTGTTTTTCCAGCCATTCCGAGATTTTGCTGGTCAAATGTATTCATTGCCCACAGCACGAAAGACAATGACATGCATAGGGTTTTACCGCTTCGGATAGCTCCGTCAGCTATAATTCCGTCTTTATCCTTGACAGGACTAGCCGGACACCACCATGTTAATACCTGCTTTTGCTTTCTTGAAAACGGCTGAAATTTAAAACCTGCTTTAGTGGCGTGCTTCTTTAGCGTTACCGCTCTCGCCTTTATGCATTTCCGTATCTTCTCGGCGCGTTCTTTATAATTATTCATCATTCCAAACCTCGCCAGCCGTTGCATTCAACGCATCCATGAAATTATCAACAGTTTTCTCTTCTGGTGTATTGTCTTTTGTCTGTGCCTCAAGTCTCATCAATTCAATATCCATCTTTCTATCATCAACGTCACGCTTTAGCAACTCTTTGGCTGCGTTTATCCTGTCCGATAAAGCCGGATCAAGCTCGAATTGGTCTTTTACTTCTCCGCGCATTGTGGAGGTTAAGAATTGTAGAACCTCACGAATATCTGCTATCTTCTCATCTTCCATCTCCTTGCGCAGTCGTTCTATTAATGCTATAACAGACGGGTTTTTCATATTTGCCGTGCCTGCTTGTCTCGCGCTCTTCTCGCTGTATCCTGCCTCAATTGCTGCCTGCGTCTGATTACCACACTTCAAAAACTCTAATGCAAATTTCTCTTGCTTGAGCGTTATTGCTTCTTTTGCCATATCATTCCGCCCTCCGCAAGTCCAGTAAAGCACTCTTTCACTACCTTCGATGGAACACCAAGTATATAATCTTCAACAGTGTATTCACATTCAGATATTCTTTTTAGCTTCGCAATTACAATTCTTTCATCTTCCGGCATGTACTTTTGAGCAATAAATATATCTCCCGGCATACACTCCCCATTGCAGTCAATAGGGCAAAATGCACCACTTGTAATTCTAAGTTGCCCCTTTTTTACTGTCCGGCATTGTATAAATTGCACATCTTCTATGCCAAGCATCCCATTCTTTAGATATTGGTCAATGTTCACCGTCTCTGGTATTCTATTGATTATCCTCATCGCCATTCGCACACCGCCTCCCATATATCTTTTAGGCACATCGTTATTTCCAACTGCGATGCGCTCCGTAATATCTCCAGATCTCTTATCTTCCAATCGCCATATCTGTTCTGTGTCATGCATGGAGTAGATAATATATATACAGTGATGATTCTCTTCTGCTCTTCACTGTAAAATTGGGATGTGCCTATCTTGATTATTAGCCTTTTAGTAATTATGGCGCGCTGTAACTTACGCATTGTATTATTAAGCTTCGCCATATCCTGCCACCATGTATTTTTTCATCAAAAAAAGACACCTCCCCACGATACATATATAGTAATAGTGTACCGTACGGAAAGCGCCTTGCTTGTACCCATATTTAGTTATTTATCAACTTCTGTCCGCAGTATTTACAATAATACTCTTCTAACCCTTGCCATGTTTCCCGCGGTAGCTTTTGATTGCACCAGGGGCATTTATATCCTAATATACCCTTTTTACTATTCATTGCTGTATGTCGTCCAGGGTGTGGCATATCTACATATTTATTTTTCATTGCTCTACCTTTGAAAATCTGCTATAATCAATTTAACTTGAGAGCGGTGGCAAGTTCCGCCCTCTCTTGTGTGTCTGAGCTGTTGTTATACGGCTCTTTTTTAATCTTCCAGAGTGCTCTGGAGGTTTTCCAGTATCTTCTGGATCCTTGCGTTTTTCTTTTCGGTGTCTTCCTCTTCCTTGGCTTCTTTCAGGTCGTCAATTAGAAATCTTATGAACCCGTTGAATTGTTTATCTGTCATTCCCATTTGTTCCATGTTTTCTCCTTTCTCCAGCTTGCCACTGGCAACTTGTAAGCTTGTTCCTTACAAGTATTATTATATCACTATTATTTGTGATTTGTCAACTGCTTAATCACTTATTTTAGAGATTATTTTTTCCCTATCCTCTTCCGTTTCCACATATTTAATTATGTCCCTCGGTTGCATTTCTAATACTGCACATAATCTATTAAGATTATCCAATGAGATAGATGTATCTTTTTCCTTGAATTTCTTCATTGTAGCCTGTCCGAATATACCCGTTTTCTTTGCAACTGTAGTATTTATACCAACTTTATCCAGTTCCTTTATAATGTCAAGTTTATATTCTAACATTTTTTCACCTCACTAATTTTATTTATATTATTGTACTCTGCAAATAGAGAAAAGTCAATTTAAAATATTCTCAAATATTTGTGATTCTTATATTGACAATCACAAATATTAGTGATATATTATAACCATAGAAACGAGATAGCAAATCACTAACAGGAGGATATAGAAATGAAAGAAGCAGAAAGAAAGTTAATGGAAAAAGGTTACTATTTATCAAACCAGTTTGACGGATTCGGAACAGTTCCAGGCGAATACGAACTAGCAGACAGAAACGGGAACACAGTAATTGACCACTTGACAGAAGCTCAGGTAATCGCACTGGTAGAGATGCTATAAGGAGGAAACGAACATGAAGAAAATGATAATTATAATCTTGTTCGTGGCAGAGCTTAGCAGCTGGGCTACTCGCTCATACATGATTCGTACAGCTGAGCCGGATACATCTTGCCGAATCACATGGCAAGGCGAGACACACGAATATAAATAGTCGAAACGCTCCAAGCGTGGAGCGTCCACCGCGGGACGGTCTCCCGGTGCTGATGATGACAGACCAGAAAGGGAAATGCATGAAAGATTATACAAAATTTATGAGTTATGCGCTTTTCACGATGATTGATAGAAAAACACAGGATGACAATACAAGTAAAATCAAGGTAGAAACGTTATTTTCTAATCCTTGCCAGGCAGACAACTACAACGCGCCAAACAAGGAAATAAAACGCTATTTACTTCGCTTGGAAGACCTGGAAGAGTTCGAACGTTTTTACAACTTCGTTCAAGACATCAATGAAAAATACGGAGAAAAAGCAATTTTCCACTTGAAAGACGGGCACTTTTGCACAGATCAGGAAAATAAATTCAGGGAAATGCTTGGAATTTGGACTGACACAATAATTAAATAGTCGAAACGCCTCCGGGCGTCTGTAGGAACTGCCCTACCTGCACCGATGAGACAGGGCACGAAAGGAGAAAAGAACCATGACAAATAGAGAGTTATCACAGGCAATTAGAAAAGACCTGAAAGAACACGGAATCACAAGTAAAGACGTATCTGTAAGGGTTCGCGATGCTCTATATGATACATCCGTAAATATTACCATCAAAAATCCGCTTATCAGAGAAACGGACGTTGAAAGCATCACAAGAAAATATAGTAAAGTGGACTATGACCAGAGATCAATGGAAATCTTGGCAGGTTGCAACGTGTACGTGCATTGCGAATATGCTTACGGGCTTTTTGATGATGTATCAGCTCCGCTTATTCCAATAGCTGAAAAGGTATTTAATAACGAAAAATACAACGGCCGGAAAATTGCGGAAAATGAAGAAGTAGAAATACACATGATAAAAATGAATGAAGTGGAAAGCCGTTTATATGAATTCAAGAAAAGCGACAAACACCACAGCGCAATCAATGGCTATATCATCCGCAGCCCGAAAAGCCTTGCTATTGCAATGTGGCGATTCAAAAATTTACATACAATCTACGCATAATCACCGCTGACAGCGTACCGGGGAGCATTGCCCCGGAGCGGTTTTGTAACTTCTAGATCCTAAGAGGTAAGGAAAATGACAACTTCATATATAGTAAGAGTATTTTATACCGGCATTCACTTATATAGTAAGGGTATTTTAGTAAGGGCTCGCAAAAAGAAAGGCTGACTACATTGAGTCAACCCAATCTTTTTATATCTTCCCTTCCAACCGCAGCCAGTCATAATAATTAAATATAGCCAACCTCCTGTATCCTTGGAAGTCCTTACGTTGTGCCGGTATCCATTCCTTTTTGCAGATAGTATCAAATCCCATGCCGGTTGTAAGATTTACAAAAAGAAAATGCGCGAGATCCGGATTCGCTCTGATACACGAATGCAGCAGGTTCATTTGCTCACTTCCCCTGGCTGTCCTACATTTTTTTAGAACTTTCCGTTCGTCTTCCCGGCTTATACCATAGTCACTTAGGTAAGTGTTTCTTACGGCCATTCACTATCCCCTTCTTTCTCAAATAGCTCAATACAGTATCGTTATCATCGTCTTGCATATACCTTGACGGTCAGTTGCTACTATATGCAGGTCGCTTATACCAAGCTGATGCTTCTGCTGTCGGTTTATGTGTCGCCATTTCGTCATGGTCCTGTAGCAAGTCTAATTGATGACCTTTTCCAATATGCATTATGTATCAACTCCTTTTCTCCAATAATTCTGGATTATCAAATATGTTGCCTACAACTTCTGCATCAATCATCTTAATCCAATACCCCAAGTCTTTTCTAAAATTATGGTTTTTGTCCCAGTCCACATAAAATCCGACATGGCTTGTTGATGTGCTATCAAAACAACTCTGATATTCTCCGAATTTTACCGGCGCATAAATTTCTCCAAAATGGTATTTAATTATATCCCCTTCCCATATTTTCTTTCCGTTCTTGTCGGTTAATCCTGTGTACTGGCAGATTGTCTCTTCATCTACTTCATAGATTCCGTTATACTCATTGAAATCTTCAAAGCAGTCATATTCAGCCATGTCTGCATTCAGTATATATGGAATGCTTTCATGGTCTTTTTCTGTATAAAATACGTTTGTAATTAAGCTTCCCTCTACCCACTCTCCATTATCTACACGTTTCCCTCTAAAAAGTATTTCTCTACTCAT